ACTTCCAGTACACTACGATAAAGATTTTAAAAACAGGGGCAATTTCTTCCTTAGATTTATCCCTGTCCAGGATGAACTAGACCAACCGACTACTGAAGATCAGATCAGGATCTATGGTATTCTTTTAAGATTATACCGAAGAACACCGGGTGTATTCAGCAGGCGTAACAATCTTGAACAATTAATGAATTATGCAGACCGTGTTAAGCGTTTGATTGGAAACAATTCAAATTATAGCCCATCATCTACCTATAAGTGGAATGATGCGGTAATCACCTTTGTTAATTATGAACCAGAATTAGAAGATGATGAGATGAACTATCAAGTCGCAGACATCATGTTCAACTGCAATGTGCTAATATGATCACTTACGATAAGACATATAACGAGAATGTGTTGGATAACTTGAGGCTGATTATGGCACAAGAGTTTCGAAATGTTCCTATTCGTTATGATAAGATATATCGTGGTAATGCTTTCTTCCAATTAAGCCCCCAGAGGGACGAGATTGTAGAATTACGCTCTAATGGGGCTATTCGTGAATACTCGATACTTCTAACCTATAATGAAAAAGAACGTGGTAGGTACACCAAAAAACGCAGTTTAGATACTCGGATTGATGTTATTGAGCGACTGAAAGAGGTTTTAAGGGTTAATGTAGCCAGTATTGATGAATTCTCTAATTATGTCACCTCTGCTGGTAAATACTTTTTAACAAGTGACGGAGATCAGGTGCGCTTGGTCAAAAGGCCAATCCTGATAACCAGTATAGATAAATTCTTTATAACCTCGAATGGGTTATCGTTTACAGTATATCCAGGGGCGCAAAGCTACGAATGGCATAATGCGAGATTAGATTCTGTAAACTATGATTTAGAAAGTGAACACCCCTCTTACTTAACTGCAACTGTAGAGTTTAAATGTTTAGTGGAAGAGGCATATGCGTAAACGATTAAGGTATTAATGATGGCAAAATATAGATCAAATAAATTTATGAGTCAATTCGACAGTTACAAAGGTTTAAAGAAAGAAGACTGGGCAGCTTTTAACCGAGGAGAGGAAGTCGAACTTGATGAAGTGCCAAACGCAGCAAAAGATTTTTTAGAAAAAGTATATTCCAGTAAGAAGGAGTCCAAGTAATGCCATTAGACGGCGCAGCATATTCACCGAAAGAGTTTCAGTTAGCGTTAGTAGCTGAATCAACCATAGGCAACGCAAATGTAAGCTCAATGCAACTTGTTAATATTGACAGTATTGAGATGCCTAATTTTAATTTAACCCAAGTCCTAGATGTTCGCAGTGGGTCAAGTGGACGAGTATTCGATGTGGACGATGCGTTCATTGACGAGAAAGGCGTTACAAAGGAAATCACTTTTTCTGGTGTGTTTGATACAACTATTGCGCCATTGTTAGTGCAAAATTGCATTGGACTTGTAGAGGCAAGTGATGTAGTAACTATCCCTGCCGCCTATACACCGCCAGAACTTGAGACTGGAGATGCCTCTTCAATTACGATTGCAGATACAGTCACCATAGCTGTGATCTCACCAGCCACTTCTGGTGGGAATCGCTCTATTATATTCCCAGGCTGTACGATTACTTCTTTATCTATTTCTGGAGATATGGCGAATGAATCAGGTAGACTAAAATTTACAGCGACAGCACGCACAGGATACATTAGTAGCTTTACTCAAGCTGCACCATCAACCCCCACCGCATACGGCACAAGTTTCTATTCTTTGGCAACTTTAGCAGGAACAGCAAAGAAAACGATTGCTGGTGCTGAAGATTGTGTCATCCAAAGCTTTTCCCTGAATTTAGAGAATCCTTCTGAATATGTTGGACAAAACGATGCCAATGGTAATCCAGAAGCGATTGTCAGAGCTGTGCCAGAATTGAGTGCAACCTTAGATGCTACTGTAAAATATGATAATCAGACAGCAGAATTGCCAACCACAATGAAAGCTGGAACTACAGTGATCTCAAACCTTGCTGATAACGCAACGATAGCAAGTGCAAGTAGCTTTGCCTTTATAGGCAGTTATGGTAAGATCACTAATGTAGCATATAACGAAGCCAATGCGATGATGTATGATGTATCGGTCAAGTTTGGTGCATCTGGAGCAAATGCGATGTTGGCTGTTAGAACATAAAGAATTATGATAAAAACCCCACATGGCGAATTTGACATTCGCCCAATCACCTTTGGTGAACGTAGAGAATTACACCGTTTGGAAATGAAAGTGTTTTGGGATGAAGAAATAGAGCGCGATGCCTACTTTGACCTTTTAAACTGGTGTATGAAAAAAGCCTTCCAAAACCCCGAAGAAACCCTAAAAGACCTGGATGATGCACAGATAGACGAAGTGCTTAATGATGTCTATTTAGAGTATAAAGGTTTGTCAAAAAAAAAGAAACCAAAGTCAGGATAGCTACCTGGTGTAACTTCTTCGGATGGGGAAATAGTCTTTTCCCTGTTAAATTCAAATCTTACGAAGCCCAAAGCCCGACCTTATCAAAGGTGATCACATTCACCGAAGATGAGATTTGGGCTGAATGTCAGCGCATCATAGCTGAAGATAAACACAATAAATTCTCATTGGGTCAGAACTTATACTATAACCTCAATTTCTTCTGTAACCCTAAGTTCTTTATTGACAATGAGATAGAGGGATATGTAGAAGATTATTTTGTATCAACCAAATTCAATTTACCTCTATCACAAACCCTTCACGAAGCTGATGCCAAAACCATTGACATCTTTCGCCTTATTAGTGAAGAGATTAGTGCTTGTGAGAAACGATCAAGGGAAATGAATAATGGCAAATAAATTTGTAATTGAAGTCAGAGCTAAAGGGTTTACGAACCTTGAAGGTCAGTTAAATAAAGCCAATGGTGCGATGGACAGATTTGGCAAAAAAAGTCAGAGAGCTGGGAAGCACGCTTCTGGCATGAGAAAAACCATTGCTTTAGTTCGTAATAGTGTTCTATTGTATACATTTGCCCTTACAGCAGCAGTTAGAGCTATTGGAACGCTTGTAAGTTCATCGGCAAAATTTGAAGCAGTTAAAACACGATTGGTTGGATTAACTGGTAGCGTTGAAAAAGCTAACAAAGCATTTGATGTTTTTAATCAAGTCGCAGCTACTACACCTTTTAGTTTAGATGATGTGGTTAATGCTGGAGCGCAGTTAAAAGCGTTTGGTGCAGATGCAGAAGCCTTAATTAAACCGATTACTGACCTTGCAGCATTTATGGGTACGACTGCTACCGAGGCTGCTAACTCTTTTGGTAGAGCCTTTGCTGGCGGTGCTGGTGCTGCTGATATTTTACGAGAGAGGGGTATTCTTAACTTAATAAAATCCTCTCAGGGTTTAAAAGATTTATCCAAGACAACTTTACCTGAGTTTCGTGAAGCTTTAATATCCTCAATCCAAGATCCAACTATAGGAATAGAAGGAAGTACCGAGAGATTATCTAAAACCACAACAGGCGCAGTCTCTAATATGGGTGATGCTTATACTCGATTAGCTGTCGTTATTGGAGATAAATTAAAGCCTACCACCGATGCTACTATAAAAAGCTTAACAAACCTCGCAGAAGGTACAATTAAGATTATTGAAGGTGACACAAGAACGAGAGCAGAAAAATTAGTAGATGAATTAGAGATATTAGAAGGACAATTTATCCTAAACACTAAAGCGATGGATCCAGTGACCCAGGCATCGTTGGACTTAGGGGATGCACTCGATATGGCAATGGCAGGGTCTAGTGCCTTATATAGCGCTAATAAGGATTATGTAGGGGCATCTCCAGAATTACAAGCTTCTTTAATTAAAGAAAATAGTGCGATAGTTACTAAAAATAATCTTTTACAAACGAATAAAGAAAGAATACTTGAACAAACTACTACGATTCTTAATGAACTTGCAGCGATGGAGTATAAAAACACAGCTTTAGAGTATCAAGCACAAGTGTATCAAAAATTAGTGGATTCTATTGAGAATGTAGTCGCAGTAGAAAATTTGCACCTTACGAAATTAGAGCAAGTAAAAGAACTTAAACCTCTTGATCCAGTTACAAATGCATTCAAAGTTTTAGATAGCACACAAAAAACAGCAATAGGCATGACACAAAAGTTATCCGATACGTTTGTTCAAGCTGGGATTCACGGTCAAAATATGGGGGATGCTGTAAACACTGCCCTAAAATCCATAGCAGCAGAAATATTATCGCAGGCTGTGGTATTTGGGCTTATGAAAACTTTCTTTGCCCCAGCATCGATTGGATTTGGGTTCGGTGATTTTTTAGCTAAGTCTTTTGGTATCGGTCACTCTGGCGGTGCAGTAACAAAGAAAGGTGTTCAAACTTTTTCCAGCGGTGGAATAGTGAGCGGCGCAATTACACAGAATGGTGTACAAGCTTTTGCCGGTGGCGGCACGGTGCGCGGTAGAGATGATGTCCCTATCTTAGCCCAGGCTGGAGAGTTTATTGTTAAAAGGGATTCAGCGCAGTCCATTGGTCTTGATACATTAAGACAGATGAATGAGACAGGCCAGCCGTCCAGTAATATAGTGGTTAACATTCACGGCGGTGTGGTGCAGGATGATTTTATTAGAAACGAACTAATACCCGCAATGAATCGTGAAGGGGTAAGGATTGCTCGATCTTAACACTACTATAACTAATGAATTAAATAGTAGATCAACCAGGGGCATCTTTCTAATAAAGTTATTTTATGGAGATGAGACTAATTTTACTGGCGTATCTACTGTTGATTTTACTGATGGCAGCGACTTCTATAAGGGTGTGGTGTCGTCAATGGGGGATATTTCTTATGACTTGGATTTTTTTGGGTTTAAAGCAAAGCAAAATGGGATTACTCTCAAAATCATTAATGCAAAAGCGTTTGACGACAATAAGCGCTTTTCTGATTTAGTAGGAACAAATGCTTATGATAACAGGAAGTGCGAAATTTACGTTATCCCAAATGAATTATCAGGATTAATTACCAAAGAAATAGTCTCCTATGGTAAAATTTCCGCTAATTGGGATTACGATAATCGGTTTGTGAATATTCGCATAAGTGATTTTCGTACTGGTATCAATGTAGCGTTACCGCAGACAGTCATTAAAGAAGATGATACAAGTAATGACTTTCATTATGCTCCAGAAGATAATTTTAACAAGCCAATACCTATTCTTTATGGTGATCATTCGCATAACACTGCTTTTGACAGTGGCGTTTTAACAGAAGATACTGAAAGATGGGCCACGCGGTCTAAAGTACCAGCAATCGTTGTAAATGAGTTTGATACTTCTTCTAATAAAGCGATTGCCAAATGCGATACTCAGGCCGTACATACATTAAACGCATCTACTGTTTATATATATAACAACGGAATGTATAGCGCTTTAGAAACTGCGAGTTCTGCTGTCGCCGTTGATGCTGCAACTGCAAAAATATCCTATGAAGGAACTACTGCGTATGCGATGATAGG